ACCGTCGAGCGCCTGGTCGTCGTCGATCGCGAGGACGAATGCCTCGACCAGCTCGACCGCTTCGTCTTGATTTGCCTGCGGTGTCGCGAGGTCGAAGTAGAAGACGGTCGTGAAGGTCAGGGTCCAGTCCTTTTGGCCAAGGTGGTCCTCTGGCTCGTCGACGCCGGTGCGCTCGACCTCGGGAAGCTCGACCACCAGGCACGGCGGCGCGATGTCCGAGGGCGCCCAACGGTAGCCCTTCGCGCCCAGGCCCTCGGCCTTGGCGACCAGCGCGTCGGCGAGTGGGGTGATGATCGAGCTGCTCATACCTTCAGCTCCCCGAAGGCGCTCATTACGGAGCCGGTCACGGTGCGCTCGAACTCCGGGTAGCCCTCGGCAAGGCCACGCTCAATGAATTTTTTGCCGGTGTACCGGCGCCCTTTGGCGCGCTGGCCGTTGCCGACCGAGGCGACGACAACGTTGGTGCCGCGGATGTGCAGCGCCTGCTTGTGTTTCGGCACGATCTTGGTGCTGACCAGGCCACCGAAGTTGAGGAGGCCGGTGATCCGGTCGCCCATCTTGGGGCCGAGGGTGGTGACGTAACCGCTGCTCGCCCGCGCTTTCGTCGTCAGGTACACCGACACGACCGCGGGGGCGGCGCGCTTGACCGGCGGCAGCATCGCCCGCTGACCCGCTGCCTTGATGCCCTGGCTGACCTTGGCGCGAATGAGCTTGCGGGCTGCCTTGAACTCGGCGCTGGTCTTCGCGGCGTTAATCCGAACCCGGAAGGAGTCGCTCATACGTAGGACATCCGCTTGTAGGGGTTGAGCATCCGAACTACCGCCGCCGGCAGAACCTCCGGGCGCTCGAGGCGGGCCTCGTCAACATTGAAGGTGGTTGAGAACGCGGAGACATCGCGGCGCAGCCATGTCGCCACGGTGGTGATAGCCGCCTGTTTCACCGGGAGCGGCACGGTGGCGAACCCCCACTTGCCGGTCACCTCCACAAGCCGCTGCTGCCAACGCGAGCGGGAGTGGACGAGATAGGGCGCCAGGCGCAGGTACGTCGCGACGCCGTCTCTCAGCGGCGCGGGCAGGCGAAACTCTTCGGAGCCCAGCACCGTGGGTGAGGCTTCGTCGACGTCGATGCGAAGGCCGGTCACTTCGCGGAGGTCGTAGGGGGCGAGGGAGAGGTAGCCACCCCCGGTGTACTCGAAGGTGCGAGCGATGTCTTTCGTGCCGGCGTCCTCGAACTCGCGCTCGCAGAAATCCCCGATGACCGGGCCGACCGCCGAGATGAGTGCTTCGATCTCCTCGTCCTGCTCGGTGTCCCTCTCCGGCTTCTGGAGGAAGGCCCGAACGTCATCAAGCTCGCAGAGCAATTACAGCGCCGTGCCTTTTTTCGGCTTGGCTTTTGTCGACCGTTTGGCTGGCGTGGCGGCCTCGGTGCCGAGGCGGTTCAGTTCGGCCTTGACCTCGCCGGCACGCTCTTTGTCGCCGTGGATCTCGTAGCCGCGCAGCTCGCGGGTGAGGGCACCGATGCGATCGGCACGCTGCTCGTCGGTAAGCGTCTCCATCAGGTTCCTTTCTCTCCCCCTCTGCCCCCGGCCGGGGAGGGATGTCTCCGGCCGGGGGCGTTGGGGAAGGTCTCTAGGCCGGTGGGCCTAGAAGGTCGGGGTCGCGAGTCCGGTGCCGGAGATGACCGTGAGGGCCTTCGGCCGGCGAGCGTGGAGCTGCGCCCAGTAGTTGTGCAGCCGGAAGCGCACGGTCAGCGAGCCGGAGCCCACGTCGCGGAACGTCTCCAGGTAGGGACCAGCGGCGTCCTCGAAGACGAAGAGCTCATCGCGCCGGGCGATGATGATCCGGTCCTCGTTGGTGCCAGCGCCCAGGTTCGTCGGGATGTTCGGATCAACGAACACCGGCAGACCCTGGATGTCGCCGACCAGGCCGGTCGCAACGACGCCGCTCGTCGAGCCCGCCGCGTTCTGAGGCGCGTAGGGGGTGATGAGGGGCCGCTTGCTTTCGTCCTGAGCCGCCAGGCACCATGCCCAGCGCCGAGGCGCCATGAAGATGGCGTCACCAGGAAGGAAGATTCCTTCGTGGATCAGGCCAACCCCGTTGGCGATCTTCGGGTACAGCTCCGACAACGTCGGGCTAGCGTCGGTGTAGGTGACGGCGTTGATGCCGGTCACCTGGAGCAGCCCTTTGTTGTTGGTCGTCGAGGAGTTGATGACGTCCGTGTCGAGACGGACGGCGTACTCCTTGACGAGGTCGGCGTAGATGATTTCGTCGATGCCCGGCACGGAGCGGTCGACGAGCTGCTGCGCCACGTCCTGCATACCGGCCTTGGTCTTGACGTCCGCGGCCAGCGTCCCGAAAGCAGCGTCGGTCTCGGAGACCGCGGCGTTGTCCGCCTGGTCCGCGACCGAAGTGCCGGTGTTGATCTTCGGGATGTTGATGCTGTCGGTGTTCGGCGGCAGGGAACGCACACCGATCGCGTCAGCAATGACGCGGCCGGCGGTGGCCCGGTCGACGAACTCCTCCTGCAGGTACAGCGGGGCGATGAGGTAGCCGCCTTCGGCGTCGGTCGAGGAGAGATCGAACGCTCCCTCGGCCTGCATCTCCTCGATGTGGCGGGTCAGCCGCTCGGCCGCAGCAGGATCGCTACGCACGTCGCGGTTGTAGAGGTCGCGGAACAGAGAGAACTCACCGTGCCGGCGGTAAGTCAGCTCCGATTTCGCACCTTTCGCCCGGGCCGGATCGCCTTTGGCCTCGATCTCCGGCGTGTCCGGCAGAGCGATCTCACGCGCCTCAGCGGTGCGTTTGAACAGCTCCAGCCGGTCCCTCGTCTCGTTGGCTTTCGCCTCGGCGGCGGTGAACGCCTCCTCGGCCTCCGTCAGTGAGGCGGTGAGAGCATCGCGGTCAGCGTCATCGCCGGCCTCGTCGAGCGCTTTGGCTGCGCCCTCGACGGCATCTGCCGTCGCGTGGAGGGTTGTGACCGCGTTGCGGTACTCCTCCTCGTGGTTGACCTCAAGGGTCGGGGACATCTGCCCCTCCTTTGGTTATGGATGGATCACACGCGCCTCGCGCGCTCGGGCGCGCGACACGGCAATCCGGCCGTCCACCCCTGCGGGTGCGACTCCCGAGCCGTCCGCCCCGGAAGGGGGCGCGGCGGCTTTACCGTCCGGCTGCTTCGCCGCGGCGGTATCGGCCCGTCCTTGGACGCGACCGGCCTCGATTGCTGAGGCAAGATCTGCTGCAAGTCGTGAGTCGGTCTGCGGGAACGCTCCCTGCGCGCAGACCGTTACGTCATAGAGGGCGGAGACCTCTTCGATGGTGCGGGTGATCTCCTCGCCCGATTCGGTCCAGGTGTCGGCGCCGATGTCGCAGGCGAAGGACATCTGGTCGATGTAGCCGCCTTCCATCAGCACGGCCAGGTCGTCGACGTAGCTGACCGGCGCGAGGCGGCACCATGTGTGCAGCCCCATCGGGTCTTCCCGCAGCTCCAGGCTGTTGTTGTGGGTGCGGCCCATGACGTAGCGCATGTCGTGGTCCCAGTTCATCCACACGTCCGGGTTGCTGTTGAGGACCTTTTCGAAGGCTCCGGGGGCGATCTTTACCCGGTAGCCGCCGAGGTCCAACGAGAGGCGGTCGAAGACCGCGGCGTGGCCTCGGAAGATCCGGCCGCCGCCATCGGCGCCGGAGTTGGCGAACTGCTCGATCGTGAAGGGGAAGGTGAAATGTGCAGCGTCAGCGGCGGTTGCAGTCGGCATGTAGCGGCCCTCCTTTTAGGCCGGGGTGGATCATTCGGTTTTGGGGGTCGTTTCGGCGTTGGGGGCGCCCCCAACCGGCGTCTCTTGCAACTCGTTCCCGGCGTCAAGCGCGGGCAATCCCTCGGTCGCACGGATCTCGTTGGCGGTGATCCACCCGCCCTGGCGGGCGAGGCGGTTGGCGTCATAGCGGGTTTTGATGTCGGCCCGCAGCAGCTCGGAGTGGTCGTGCTCGACGTTCCAGTCGGGCTCGGGAAAGAGGTCGGGGTCGGCGGCGAGGCCCTGACCGAAGCGGACGAGCCAGCCCGCAAGGCCGAAGGTGAGGAAGCGCATGTTTTCCTGCTCGGGCGTCGTCGGCACCGCTCTCCCGCCTGCGGGCTCGTCGAGCATCCCCGCCGGCACGCCGGTCATCCGGGCGATCTCCTGAACGGAGAAGCGCGACGCCTCAATGAACTGAGCGTCATCGAGGGATACAGCAAGGCGGTCGATCTCCCAGCCGCCCCACATCAGCGCGGGGCGTCCAGCGTTGTCGACGCCACCGTGGCGCGATTCGAAGCTGTCGCGGATTTCCCGGCGCTGGGGCTCCGCTGGGTTGTCCGAGTGCTTGAGAACGATGCCGGGCTGGCCGTCATTGGCTAGGAAGCGACCCTCGAACTCCTGGCGAGCAAGTGAAGCGCCGATGCCGTGGCGGTGCGCCTCGATCAGGCTGACGCCGATCGCCGGATCTGTGAGGACGATGCCGGGGATGTGGATGATGTCTGCCTTGGTGACCGTCTTGTACACAGGCCCAGTGGGGCGACGGCGGATCTCATAGACGACCTCGCCTTCCTTGCGCCGCACCCTCGTCAGGGCGGGCATCAGCGGGTACAGCCGCCGGACCTTCCCGCCCACTTTCACCTTCCATAGGAAAGCGTTGCCGCTGAGCATTGAGGCGAAGGTGTAGGACCACGCCTGGAAGGCGGTCATGTCGGGATTGGGCCGACGCAGCACCGCGAGTTGGGGAGCGTCCGGTTGCGGTTTCTTCGCCGAGCCCTGGCCGCGTGAGAGTCCTACCGGCATATTTGCCGGTGTCTCGCAGAGCAGCCGGATGGCGCGCATGAACGCGGGGAGGCTGACCGCCTCCTCCAGCGAGACGCGCTTACCCGCGTAGGAGAGCGAGCCGCCCCACTGGGAGGGCCGAGGGATCGGCGTGCTCGAGTCAAACGCCCCGGAAAACATCTGGCGGTCGCCTTCGGGCGTCTTCAGGATCACTAGACGAGCACCTGCTTGAAGACCACGTTGGCGCGCGGGATCTCCACCTGGCCGCTGGCGGCGACGGAGGCGCCCTCGTCCTCAAGCACCTTCGCCGATAGCACGATCAGGTCTTGCCTCGTTTCGGCGACGAGGATGCCCTCGATCGTCAGCGACTTGCCGTTGGCGATCATGTGGACCCGCACGCGGCGCGTGCCCCTCTCCCAGAACTTCACCATTCGAAGCCACCTGCCACGACCGGCTTGAGCGCTTCTTCGACGCCCATCACCAGGCAGATGCAGGCGTCGATCAGCTTCTTGGAGCGGGCCTTTGAGAAGCGCCAGCCCTCGCCGCCGGAGACATCCTTGGCGGCGGCAGAAGTGACGTGGGACCGTAGGACCGAGTCGCCGTCATACCGAAACCGCCCATCGTTGAAGACCTCAAACAGGGTCTTCGACGCTGGCACCAACCGCTCGTTGGACTGTGGAAATTCGATCATCAGGAATCCTTCATCCGATAGCTCCTCGGGGTCGAAAAGGTGGGGGTCGTAGATCACGCCGAGGACTTCGGCGCCCTCGTCGCGGATCGCGCGAATGTGATCGCGGACGAGGGACTGGCGGATCGTCGGATCGTCGATCAATGTGTGTGCCGCCGGCTGGGGGCGCCCAGCCTTTTTCTGGCGCACCGCCCACACCTGGGCCTTCGGCACAACCAGCTCGCGCTCGGGATCGCGCCACAACTCGACGACCGCGCAGCCGTCCCGTTTCCGGGCGTAGTCGACGATCACGTAGCGCGGCTGCCCTGCCGGGATCGTCGAGCCGTCATTGAGCGCGTCGAGCACTTTTTCGGAGATGACCGCGTCGGCCGCCTGCGCCCAGACGTTCGCGCGGTAGCGCTTAAACGTGGAGGACTCCAGCGTCTCGTGGCCGTCTTCGAGCCCGGCGATCGTCACGAAGCTGGCCGGGTTGGCGAGCTTGACGACTTCCATGTCGTCGAGATCGTCGTCGGGCTCGCAGGCCCATTCCAACATGCAGGTGTTACCGGAAGGCGCTTCGACGATCGTCAGGCGCCCGTCCTTTGAGCCCACCGGCTGACCCCGACCGTTGATCTTCTGGCGGCGACGAATGCGACCGCCACTGTGCTCATAGGCGTAGACCTGGGCGCGCTTGATTCCCAGCGGCGAGGTCTCCTCGTCATGGCCGGCGGTGGAGATCGTGATGACGAGGCCGCCGCGCTTGAAGGTCGCGGAGCGCAGGGCGGTGTACAGCGAGTCGTTGTCGTGGGCGTGAAGCTCGTCGATCAGCGCTAGCGACGGGTTGTAGGAGTGGCGCTTGCCGCCGCCTTTGGACTGGTCGGATGCCAGAACCTTGATGAAGCCCTGGTCGCGCTTGGCGCGGATTTCCCGCGTCGACTTGCGAAGGTCAAGTTTCGCCGCGATCTCCGGCTCGGACTCGACGAAGTGCGAGGCAAAGCGGAACATCGTTTTCGCCTGATCGGTGTCGGCGGCGCCGATGAAGCACTCTGCGTTGTCGACGGTGAGCAGGTGGAAGACGGCGAGCGCCGAGAAGAGAAGCGTCTTGCCGTTGCCCTTCGGGAGCAGGACGAGCAGCTCGGCCCGGCCTGTCTTGAAGGCCATCTTCAAGATGAAGCGCTGGAACGGCTCCAGCCGCAGCGGCTTCGGCGGGCCGGTGTAGTCGACATCGGTGACCGGGAGCGTCAGCAGCTCGGCGAACCAGATGAAGAACTCGTAGCTCCACTTGATCTTGCCGGCGGGCCGCCGCGCCGGGCGCCTAGTCGAGGCCGAACTTGCCGGCGGCTTCTGCTTTCTTCTTTTCGATCTGGTGCTGCTCGCGCGCTTTGGGCGTGAGGAGGAGATCCTTTGCGTACTCGTGGGCATCCCGTTCGGCCTCTCGGGCGGTTTTGACGTTTGGGTGTTGGACGAGCTGCCCCTGGCTCCCTTTGGCGACCAGCACCATCTCGCCTTTCACCATCAGCCCCTCGCGGGCGAGCCGGGCTCGCTGGTCGGCGCGGGCGTAGCGCTCCAGCGTCGGAAGGTCGGAGTCGCTCCAGGTGTTCTGCTCCTCGAGCTGCTTCTGGGTCTTTTTCCAGAGCGCTCTCGCGGGAGCGTCGAAGTCCTCGGGCGGGGGGTACTTGGCGCGCGGCACGGCTAGCCTCGGGGCCGGAAGGGGTCGAAAAGGAACATGGACAGTGCGCGCGCGCGACTATGTAGAGCGCCCCGGCAAAAACAGATGGAATCCGGCATTTTCATTTCCGTGCCTACTGCGCGGTGCAGGTGGAGGCGCCCTGGTGTAGACGCCCCCCCCTTTTGACCGGCGGCTAGACCTTCGACTTGCCGCTCCGCTTGCCGCGGGTGCGCGACTCGGGACCGTCCTCCTCGAATCCATCGGTCTCGATGGCGAGGCAGGGGATCAGGATGAGCGCGGGCTGAGCCTCACCGGCCTCGCCGATGCTCGTCCGACCCGTCGCCATCTCCTTCAGGCGCTGTTCGGCGTCGGCCTGGTCGTTACTGAGGTACTTGCGCTCGCCCTTGTTGTTGAGGATGACGAAGAAGTCCTCGACCTTGTAGTCGCGGTCGCTTGCCTCCAGCCGCTCACGGTCGGTTTCGCGGTTGGGGTGCGGAGCGTCGATGGGCTTGCTCATGTAGGCGTCCTCCTTTGGACGTAGGGGCTTGACGAGGTGCAGTGGTTTAGGGGTGGGCGCAGGGGGCCAGCGGCATGGCGTCCTCGGCTATCTGCTCAGCGATGCGCAGGGCGGTAGTGCCAGCGCTGCCATCCCCGTTGAGGAAGGCGGTCCACTCACGTTCCAGCGGCTCGAAGTGGCTGACGGGTAGCGCAGTGCGCAGGCGATCAGCGGTGAGGAAGCCCAGCGTCTGGGCCTGGTAGTCGAGCTGCAGGACGCCCTTGTCACCAACCACCTCCAGCTCTCGGACCTTCGAAGGGTGGAGGTGACTGGCCTCCAAGGAGACAGAGGCGGTGCCGGGGATGACGAGGGGCGAAACATGGTTGGCGACGAGCAGGGCGGCGAGGTGGTGGTCGCTGCGCACTACCTGCTCGAGCGAGAGATCGAAGCCGAGGGCATCGAGTACGTCGAGGTCGTGGGTGGCGAGATCAAGGGCCGGGTCTCCTCCTCGGTCTGCCGCATAGCCCAGGCGCCTGATGTGGATGTGGTGGACGTGGCCTACGCGGTGCAGGTGGTCAGAGAGGGACTGGACCGCGGGGTTGAAGCGCTCGGTGAAGCCGACTGCCATGCGGACGCCGTGGTCTTCAGCGTCCTGCTCGAGCCCCAGCAGTTCGATGAGGGTGCAGGCTCCGGGCTTCTCGACCAGGACATCCTTGCCGCGCTTCATCCACAGGGAAGCGATCTGGGCGAGCTCGTCGATCGGGGTGGCGATACAGGCCGTGTCGGTCCAGTCGACAATCGCCTCTGTCAGGCTGGTGTGGGTGGCGCCGGCACCGACGCGAGGGTCGAGTGTCTCCACCTGATGACCAAGAGCCTTAAGCACCCGAACGTGGTTGCGGCCCATGACGCCGTTGCCTACGACGAGCGCCCTCATGGTGTCTCCAGCTCGGTGAGGATGATGTCAACGAGGCCGGAATCCCGCGCTTGGATCTCCGCGGTGACTGGCCGGGAGACTTTGGCCTGCTCGACCAGCTCGATCGAGACGGGGCAGAAGCGGACACGGTCGGGGCCACCGGCTGCACGGATGGCGTCTTCGACGGCGGTGAGGTGTTCTTCGGTGGTCATGCTGCTGCGGCTCCTTGGTAGGCCAGGCCCTCGGGGTCGAAGCCGAGGGTGCGGAGGGCGGTGTCGCTGGCTTCCTTGGCGGCGGGCCAGCAGGACTCGCAAACGGGGACGGTGCGGGCGGTAAGGCCCTGCGCCTCCAGCTCCCAGTCCACGGTGATGAAGCGGGTTGCCTCCCGGTCGTCGCAGTGGTCGCAAGTTCCGGCCTCGATCCGTTGCTCGTCGCGTGTCTTGTAGTAGCGCTGGGCGTCGGCACGGCGGGCCAGGTCTCGCATGTGGGTCCGGTGCTCGATGAGGAGGTCGCGGCAGTCGAGCGCCGGCACCATCTCCTGGTCGGTGGTGTTGCCCCAGAGGAGGCGCCCGTCAGGGGTGATGTACGTGTAGTGGTTGGTCTCGACCTTGAGGCCGGGAATAGCGCGGAAGAGGATGCGGATCGGGTAGCGATGGTGGCCGCTCCACTCGAACTGCCGGGCGGCCTTGGCGAGCTTGGGATCTTGCTCGGGGTCCTGGTGCTCCCAGAAGGTCGCCTCGCCCACGTCGAGGTCCGTGGCGGCCAGGCGCTGCTTGAAGTCGGAGGGAACGTCGAGCACGACCTCGTCGCCGTCGAGCACCATGTACCAGTCGCCGGCTTTGGCAACGGCCTCGGCGAGGCGGAACATGAAGCTCCGCTTCTCGACCTCGTTGCCCTCCCACTTCTCGGCCGGGGTGTGGACGGTGACGCCCATGCCGAGCGCGGTGGCGGTGTCGGTGATGATCGCGGCCTGCTCGGAGCTGGAGCGGTTGCGGCCCTCGGGGTAGAGGAAGTAGGCGCCGTCGACCGCTACGAGGTGATCGCAGACCTTGGCGGCAGAGGCGACGGTGGCGGCGAGCCACACGGCCGACTCGCTGTACCAGGAGAGCAGCCCTATGACGCGGGGGAGCTTCTCGGCCCCAGCGGCCCGGCGCAGCTCGCGCGCCCTTCGGCCGCTCACGAGAGTTCCATCCAGATGGCGATGCCTGCCAGCACGGCGGCGAGGCCCGCGAGGGCCAGGGGCGTGACCGGCGAGGCCATGATCCGGCTCATAGGGACTCGACCAGCCTGCGAAGCTCGGTGTCCTTGCCGTTGCGCTTGTCGGCCTCGTACTGGCTGTGGCACGACTCCCAGGGGACGCCGACCGCTCCAGCGCCACACAGGATCAAGAAGTTCTCCTGCACGTCCATCCCTCCTTCGGTACGTCCTTTGCGGTGATGCGTGGTCGGCCGCTTCGTGCTGCCGCAGACCGAGCAGGCGTCACCGTTCAGTCGCCGGGCCTTGGCCCGGAGTCGTCGCCACTCGGGCGACTGGTAGAAGCTCGTCGCGGCTCGCTGCTTATTCCGTTCCCGCCTACAAGTGGGGCAGGGTGATTCGGCTGCGAGGCGTTTGCAGCCGATACAGCGGATCGCGTGGGGCACTACGGGCGCTAAGCGGCGCCGATGGGCCCGGCGATCGCCGCCCCGAGCCCCTCTGCGATGTCGGCGACCACGGAGAGCTTGAGGTGACGGGCTGGGTTCCCGGCCACAGTCACTCCCGGCGGCACGTCCTTGGTGACGACCGCGCCGGCGCCAACGACCGCCCCTGCGCCGATCACCTGACGGGGCAGCACCGTGGCGTTGAGGCCGATGCGGGCGCCGTCGCCGATCCAGGCCCCGCCACCGATGACCGCGCCGGTGGCGATCTCGACATCCTCGCCAACGACGACATCGTGGCCCAGGTGGACGTGCTGCAGTAGCCAGCTACGGGCGCCGACCTCGGTGGGCCGAACGGTGCCGGCGTCTACCGAGCAGAAGGCGGAGATCGTCGCGGTGGGGTCGATCAGTGGCTCTATGGGGTCGCCGACGAAGTCGCGGGACTCGGGTTCTCCGCCGACACGGGCAGAGTGGTGGGTTCCAGGCTCAGGCATTTGGTTCATCCCTCCCCGGCGAGTCAGTCGCCGGTGTTGTCGTCAAGGCACAAGGTGGCTTGGTACTGCGAGCGTCCGGGTCTTGAAAACGTCCGCCAGGTCAGGCTCGCGCTCCATGATTAGCCGGGCGTAGTAGGCCGTGAAGTTGTTGTTCAGCTTGGGGCGGCCACCGCTTAGGTCACCGACCATTCCCCGATAGCGGGCGACCTCCCAGAGGGTCTTGATGCCGAACTGCTCCCAACCTTGAGCACGAAGACGTCGGGCTACGCGGACCAGCTCGGCGTAGACCTCGGGGTGGTCGGCATGGAAGCGGACGAACGCAGTTTCGATGCGCGATTGGTTCTCAGGGATCGTCATCTGAGACATCGGTCAGTGACTCCAGTCGTTCAACTGTCAGTTCGCAGTAGCGGCGCTCCAGCTCGACGCCGATCGCGCGCCGGCCGAGTTCCTTGGCGGCGATGAGGGTGCTGCCGCTGCCCATGAAGGGATCGAGGACGACGCCGGACGGGCAGCGTTCGAGCAGGTGGCGCATCAGGTCGACGGGCTTGGGCGTCGGGTGGTCAGGGCGGCGGGAGTCGCGGGGGGCGAGGCCGTCGAAGTGCAGGACGCTGGAGCGGCGCTTGTCGGGCTTCACCCAGCCCTTGCCGCGGACATAGATCTCCTCGTGCGACGGTCCCCACGGCAGGCTCAGATCGCCCATGCCGGGGCTCTTGCCCTTGTCCCAGACGAGAAGCGTGCGGCACACCGGGCGCCCAGCTCGCCAGGTGCCGAAGACCAGCGCCGGCCGCTCGCCCCACGCCTCGAGCATCCAGTCGCGAAGGGCGGTGTCCTTGTCGCCAGCGATGCGCTGGGACTCGTGGGCCTTGCGCTTCCCGCTCCGGTAGTTCATCCCGTAGGGGGGATCAGTGACGACTACCGATACATCGTTACGAGCGGTAACGATGTGCCACAGCTCGCGTAGGTCGCCGTGGTAGATCGTAATGCCGTCCTCGTCGTAGTAGGGCTTCACGCCCTGGCGGCGGGGGGTGCGCTTCGACATTGGAGCCCCTGTCCATTGCGCGGCGCCCAGCGCGGTGAGAGCGTGGGCACCGTTCATCGGGGGTTCTCCCGGTGAGCCGTGCCCCCCGGCGATGTCGAGTCGTGCGGGGGGCCTCCTACTGCGTGTGCAGAGCCAGAAGAGGGCATAGCTCGGCCAGTGACAGCTACACCCGGTTTGGCTCTATAAGCCAACTTGTCACAGGAGCCGCCGCCTAACCTTAAGGTGGTTGCGGCCCCCGACCGGAGTCCTGCCGAGCAGTCTAAACGAGCTATCGGCGTCGCTAGGGCGCAGCAGGCCCGCCAGGGCAACCGGCGAGGACCGATACCGGGAGGTCGTAGCCGAAGGCGAAGTCTGCCGGCATCGACGCGATGGCGACCACCGGAAAGCCGTGCCACTCTCCGCACTGCCAAGCAGCCGGAGGATCGTGCCCCGGCCAAGTCGTCGTCACGAGGTCCGCATCGGCATCCACTACGCCGCTTTGGCGGTCGGCAACTTCAGCCGTTCGCGGTTGATGTTCCGTTCCTGCTTCTCGATCGAGCGGCGCAACCCCCAGGTTGTCTCGGAGGTCGCCCCTCCCCGTTCCAAGACCTCCAAGGTGTCCTTGCTCATTTGCAGGCTCACGCTCATCTTCTCGATCTCCGCCTCGACGGCCTCGGTGGTGATCTGGTCGTTCATCGCGGTCAATTCCTTTCTGCTGACTGCCTCCGGCTCGCGCTCGGGTTCGAACTGTTCGGCCTTCTCTTCGGGCCACTTGATCGGGGCCTGTTTGGTCCTGAGCGCGCCGCCGCCCGACGAGCTGGCGTAGCCGACAGAGCGTCCGAGGAATTTCGACCGGCTGTCGCGGACCTCGTAGCCGATCTCCCACTCCTCCCAGGTCGCCGTGACCGCGTCCGTGTCGCCCTTTCCCTTGACCCGCTTACTGCGTTTCACTTCCTTGATCCGGGTGACGACCAAGAGCACGAGGGAGGTCGCCTCGCAGACTTCTCCGACTGATACCGGGCAGGGATGCCAGCACCTGGCGCAGCCCAGATGGACCGTGCCGAGCGGGTCAATCTCCTCAACGCGGTCCTCCCCGCTGCTGATCTTGTCGCCGCAGAGCGGGCACGAGCCGCCCTGTGTCGCAACCGCGCCATCCTCAGCTCGACCTCTCCGGGGCTCGTCCGGGGTGTACCGGGGGAATGCAATGCGCGGGTGGCCCTCGTCCATCAACTCGGCCCGCTGCGCCCTGGTGAGTTTGAGTTTGAGTACCGGCTTCTTGAATGCGCCGGCGTCGACCTGGGTGACGACATCGCTGTCGACGTGTTTTACGGTGACGGGCTGGGGCGCCCTGATTGCCGCATGAGCCTTAGCCGCTGCGTCGACCTTGCGTGCTCGTTTGGGCTTGGGTTTGGGCTCGGGTGGCACCTGATCGGGGTGACGCTCGTACCACCTGGCTTTCATCGCCGCCATCGCTTCGGCGTGCGTTTCTTCCTTCTTGCCCTTCAAGCTGCCACCCGTTCGAGAGCGGCGGCGAGGCGGACCTCGAGGCGCTTGAGGCGGCGGCGCTTGACATCGGCGGTGTCGGGCTTGCCTTCGGCTTCGGCCTGGGAGAGTTCGGCCTCGGTTCGAGCACGGCGCTTCTGGAACTTGCCGACCACCTGCATGGTGGCGATCAGGGCGTCGTCGGAGAGCGACGAGGCATCGACGCAGTGGCGCTCAGCCTCCTCAACCGCGTCGAGGCGGCACCGCGGGCAGAGGTGGATCGGGCGAGCTCGCATCTCCTCGCCGGTCGTCTTGAAGCCCTCGGTGCAGCTCGTGCATTTCGTCGTGCCCGACTGCCGCAGTGACTCCCACCATCCGGGCTGCCCGGTTGAGCCGTCACCAACGGATAGTCCGCGTCGAGGAGAGATCTTCTCGTAGGCGAGTTTCGTCAAGGGGCCTCTTTCGTGTCGTCGTCGTGTTCAGCCATCACCCGCTGGTAGCCCTGGGCGCAGCGGACGTGGAGCCAGCCGACCGCTTTCACCTTCGTGATGTAGTCCTCGCCGGCTCGGATCGGCTCCGGGCAGAGCTTGCAAGGGCCGTCGCGGCGGGCGAGGGATTCGGCGCTCATCTCAGCCCCGCCTTCGTGGACGGGGTGCAGAAGGTGCAAAAGGTGCGCTTTTGCCTACCCTTTTCCCCTGCGCGGGTGCGCGCAAAAGGGTGAGTTGAAACTGCACCTTTTGCACCTTTCGCACCCGCTGGGGCGATCACAGGGCGTCCTCCACGGTGATCCCGTCCCACATCCGTGTCCCTGTCAGCGTGACCTCGCCGAACCGCTGCGCGATCTGGCGGTTGAACTTCTGTTTTCCCTTCGCGCGCCGGTTGCTGTCGATGCACCACGCCTTGTACGCCTCGTAGAAGCGGGATTTCGGAGTTCGCGCGTCGGGGTCTACCCGGCAGGCGTCGTCGATGAAGCCGGCGACGGAGTCGGAGTCGGTGCGGAACCGCTCCTTGGCTGCCTCGCCTGAGTCGCTGGTACGGAATGCGCCGCGCTGCTGCAGACCCTCAAGGTGGACTAGCCCGTGGTTCAGCAGCCCCGACAACTCCGCCGGCGTGGTCAGCCGGTCGATCAGACGCCGGTCGGCCTTCCCGGTTTGGAAGCGTCTCTCGAACGGGATGATCTGCCAGCGGCGGAAGAAGGCGTCCGAGCTGTCCGGCGTCGGCGGCGGCTCGTTGGCGCTGAAGAGCAGCCGGGCGTAGGGCGAGAAGGTGAACGGGTGGTCGTACTTCCGCTCGGCGGTGATGGCGTCGCCGCCGGTGATCGACTTGAAGATCGACGATGCCTGCAGTGCCCTGGCATCCAGATCGGCGAAGACGTTGGCGAGCTTCCCGACGAGCTCGGCCGTGGCGAAGCGATCCTCGTCGAGACGATGGAGGGCGACCGAGGCGACGTTCTGCTTGCCGATCAGCGTGATGAGGAGGTTGAGCAGAGTGCTCTTCCCGTTTGCGCCCTCCCCCAGCAGCATGAATGCCGTCTGTAGGGATTGATCGGGGATCGTCAGGTATCCCGCCAGCTCCCACACCAGCTCGACCAGATCCGATGCCAACACCTCCCCCACGAACCGCTCGATCGCCGGGCAGTTGGCCGCTGGGTCGAACGCGACCGGGATCTGGATCGGCGAGAGGAAGTCGGGCGAGTGCTGTTCGAGCTTCCCGTCAAGGTCGACGATCCCGTTGGTGCAGTTGACCCGATCACGAGGTGGCGCTGGCCAGAGCTTCGGCGAGGAATCCCGCAGGAAGTGCAGCGTCTCGTCGACCTTGTTGCGCTTCCAGTCGTCACCCAAGTGCCCGATGAGGCGACTGCGTAGGTCGGCCTCGTTGCGCCGGTACGTGCCGTCCGCGTAGACGTAGAGCTGGCCGGCGGCATTCGTCGCGATCGGCGTTTCTGCACGCAGGGCCTCGGCGACTCGTCGCGCTATGAACTTCGGCGGCGCCTTCGACGACCCCGCGGGCGCGGGCGCGGGCTCTGCCGGTGCTGACGCGAGCGGCTCGGGCTCGACAGCCGCGATCTGTTCCGCGATCCACTCGGCCGGTTCGCTGGTTGCATGTAGGAGGTCAGCGAGATCCCGCCCGTCAGGGAGGTTGAGGATGTTGCCTTGCCTCCCGGCCCTACGAACGGCAGCGGCGAGCTTCAAGGCGTTATCCCTGCCCGCCGTGTCGCCGTCGAAGAAGATCCAGACGTCGAGCCCGAGCGCGGCGACCTTGGCGTGACAGGACTGCGCGCCGGGGACCGCGACAGGCACCAGCCCCCGAAGGGGCGGGGGTAGGTCAGGGCAGCGGGTGAGGCTGCCGCCTTCCTCCGTGTAGAGGGCTGAGAGCGCAGCGAGGTAGTCCGACTCCCCCTCGCAGAGGATCAGTCCGGTGGCGTCGGTGACCGGCACGCGCTGCCAGAGGTCGAGCTTCTGCCCTTTGGGTTGCTTCGTGATCCCCTCGTTGAGATTCCGGCGGCGGAGGTACTCGCTGCCGTCCGGCGCCGTGTACGGGTAGCGCAGTTCGGCGCCCTGGGCGACGACGCCGAGAGCTGCGGCCACACCGGGGGCGATGGCGTGCTCGCTGAAGTAGCGCAGTGCCGGCGCCGAGAACATGGGGGCAGTCGCGCTAGCCATCCACGCCGCCTTCCCGCTCGACCTTGTCGATCCCGTCGAGCTTGAACCGGACGTAGCGGCCGAGTTTCACCACCACGCCCTCCGGGAAGAGCCCTTCGCGCGCCATCCGCAAGACGCCCTTCTCCGGGGTCTTGCCGGGAAGCTGCCAGCGTTCGGCAACTTGCTCCGCGGTCAGGAGCGTGTCGGCCGTAACCGGCGAGCCGGGGGCAATCAT